CTAAAGAACTCGACCATCGACCCGTTTGGGAAAGTGTAGATATGTTCCGACATATTATGGCTAGCCTTGTCGTAAATTCCCGACTCTTTTAGCACCTCGAAAAAGTCGCGCATTGCCGTTGCCCTAAGCGCTGGGAACGTCTTACGAATAATTGAAACGACCACGCCTTTATTTTGCAGGCAGTAGACTAGGATCAATTGACAAAGCGAATACGTCTTACTTGAACGGCTACCCCCCTCGTTAATGATAAAACGCGCCTCGTTATTATAAAGCGCGTCGTAGTTACGTTCAAAGACTATTGTACTCTTTAGTTCCATGTTACTCTAGTTCTTTGGTGTCAGGTCTAATTATGCTTATTTTGATTTCGTTTATATTTTCGCCGTTTGAGGTTACGTCCGTCTTTTCGGTCAGCGCGTTTAGCCTAGCAACTATATTCTGTTGGTACTGCCCAACAAGCGCCCCTTCGACTTGGTCGTTTCGGATTTCTTCTTTAATACGCGTAATGATGGTTACAAATGCGTCGAACCCTTCACCTATGCCATACCAATATCTATTGATGTCCGCGCCTTGCTTATTGCAATACGTCTTAAAGCCGTCAATTGTAAGGGGTGGCACGTGTTCTTCGTACAATACGCCTTTATTCGTAGCCTTTGGGACTTTACGGGTTCGGCTCTTTGTTTCTATTACGTAGTTTTCGAATAGGGTGTAGAGTTCTTCTGGTTCTTTTAAGTGTCTAGGCCTTCCTGCCATTGTTCGTGTTTTTAAAGTGGTCTAAAAAGTCGTCTTCGGTTATAAATTCTACGCACATTAGGTTATCTTGGTCGGTTAGGTAAATTACGTAATGTATTCCGTTTTTTTTTAGTTCGGCTTCTATTGTCTTGCAATAAGATGCCATGTTTTTACCTATGTCGACTATTGCGTATTTCATTTGTCTATTTGTTCGAGTTTACGTTGCGCCCATTCTATGCCTTCGTCGCCACCCCATGCTAGCCACATTAAACGCCCGCATCCGTCGCCTAGTTCTTTATTCGAGTGTTGGCGGTGGCGTTCAAAGGCTGCCATTCTTGCTATGGTGTCTCGGCTTATTGGTTCGTTTTTTGCTAGCTGGTTGGCTCTTTGCTTACCTACGTCCGTACCACAAGAACCCCATCCGTTTTGCTCAGCCCAACGTAAAGCTATTTTAGCGTTTTCGCTTGCTTGTTTCGGGTAGTCCGTGTAACTATCTTCGGCAAAAGAACGTTTGTAAAGGCTTAAAGCTTCGCGGGTGTGTGTTTCCCATACTCGATTACATACGGCATAACGTTGGTCTTCTTTAGGGAACGAGTTTACGCTTTCTTCGTCGGCCATGCAACGCTGAATAAACGTTTCTTTCTTTTCTCCTTTAATTGGTTGAGGCATTGCTTTTGCGTTTACGTGTTTTTGTAGCTGGTTTCTTACGTGTTTCGGTTGGTTCGACCGCCTTAGGTTCTTCTACCGCGTCAGATTGCGCCGTTTCGTGGTCTATTCCCGTGTAAGCAATAGTCGATTTCTCGAATAAGTAGCCTAAGCCTATGGTATTGTAATACGTAAAACGTGCGGGGTCGATTTTGTCGACTTCAATTTTACGTTGTCCTAGAACCGAGTCGTAGGTTACTATGGTTTTTCCTTTGTATTCGTCTTTAATTTTCATCTTGTTTCTTGTTTAGTTCTTCGTCAAAGCGACCAATAATGTAAGCGCATATCCCAACGCCTAAGATTTGCAAATAGGCCGTTTGGCCTTCGTAAGTTAAAGCTACGCCCATAGCTAAGAAAGCAAGGGTAGCAACTGCGTAAAATAGTTTATAAGCGCTCATAACAATATTGAATTTTTCTTATTTTTTGTTTTAAGTCCCTGATCATGTAATGGGCAGACGTTCGGCTTACGTTAAAATATTCTGCCATAGCTTCGGCCGTTTGCTTTTTGTCGTCAAAATAGACTTGTGCTATTCGTTTTTCCACAGGGTCGACTATTTCCGACCTGTATTTTTGAATGCACCACTTGCGAAAGTTGTAAACGTTTTCAATTTGGATCTTGTCTAGCACTTCGTCGTTGTCAGGTTCGTCTAGTAGGTCGGGGACTTGGCTATTTATGTCGTCTTGTTTGTGGCTTAAAGACGTATTCCAAATAATTTGATATTTGATTGTATTTAGTAGGTAGCTTTTTACGCTATTTTCGTCCGTCTTTTCGGTGTCAATGGTCAAAACGTGCAAGTAAGCGTTGTTTATGCAAGTGTCGGCGTTCAGCATCGAGCAAGCCAGCTTTTTGCTATTGACGTAACGCGTTAAAAAGTAATTGGCGTAAGCCCTTACTTCTTCGTAGTTTTCGCTTACGTACTTGTCAAGCGTTTGCTTCAAACCATTGTAAGAACTCATTATAAAACTTTTGTCGGTCAGGGACTCCACACAAACATCGGTTGTCATATTGGCCCGTAACCTTGTTTTTAATGGATTGCAACTTACGTAAGTGCATTTTACTAAGCCTTTCGGGGTTTAGAATGGCTAGTATTCCGTTTATTTCTAGTAATTGAGCTTCGCTAAGCATAAGTCGACAACGTAAGAACATAAAGAAACTAGGCACGCGGTAAGAAATTGACCGCTTAAAGCCCATGTAACCCAAAAGCCCATACACTTAGGACAACCAAAAGCGCCGTGTAAATACATTGTAAGGCGATTTAAAGGGACTTCGGTAAAGAGTCGGTCGATTAGGTCTTGAAGTGGCTCAAAGTTCGTTAAAAACCATGCAAGCGCAATGTAAAGTAGTATTTCCATGTGGTTAAATTCTAGTCAAATATAAGATTAATTTTTAAACAAGACTTTTTTTAAATAAAAAAGCCCCTTTTTACGGGGGCTAGTTCTAGTGTAGGTGTTTATAAAGGTACTCATCGAGTTTAACGAGGGTCGAAAGGTTTACGTCTTTGCCGTTTAGGAAATTGTTTATTTGGAAATGGTGAAACTTTCCCGTCTTTTGTTTTATTTCCGTTACTATTTGGTTTCGAGTTCGTGTTTTCAATAGGTCTTTAATACCGCGCCTAAGCGCTTCGTCTTGAATAAACATAATCATAACTTAAAAGGGTAAGTCGTCGTTTGAAACTACTGGTTGTGCTTGAGGCGCTACGTATGGTTCGGAAAAAGACGCGCTAAAATAACTATTTCCCGCGCTAGACGTTTTAACCCAAAGGGCTATTTCCATTTCTTTTCCGTTTACGTTTACTTTTCCCCTGTAGTCGGGTTGGTTAGCGCTTGTTTTTTTGTCGTTCTTGAAAATTGCGCCTGAATTTGGTTTGTTTTCCATTATGTTGGGTTTAAAAATTACTAATAAATGCAATGACTAAAGTTAATGCAATGGCCGTTACTAAAATAATAGTACCGATCGCGGCTAGTTGTTCGCGTTCTTGTCGTTTGTCCATAGCTTTAGGTTTAGGATTTGAGAATTTTATTTTAATTTGCTTGTCCTTTACGTCCTTTTTGTCCTTTTGACTAGACGCCCAGCTTTTGCGGTATTCAGTCGTTAGCATAGCTACACGTTTGGCGGTTGCTTTAGTTGGTTTTCTACCTGCCCAAGTGTAAACCGCGCGGTCTACTTTCTTAATGTAGCCGTTCGTCTTTAAGACGTTGAACACGTCCCAACGCGTTTGGCTTAGTTCGTCAAAGCGAAAGTTTGGCTTTTCGTTCATTTCAATTAATAAGTCTTTGTAAGACTCTAGATTAAATTTTTTCATTGTTCTTCGTTTACTATTTGTAATGTTCCTTTAAAATCGTAGCCTATTAATCTAATCAACTGCTCAATAGAATAAAGCAATTCATCACGGCTTACATCATCGTTTTCAAATTCATAGCTGGCTTTGTGTCCGTAGTGGGTTATTTCTATTTTCATTGTTCTTGTTGTTTAAAGGTTTTTACTTCGTCTTTTAGTCGTTCTACGTAAAGAGTCGCGTCCATAAGTTCGTCTTGTAGGTGTGTAAGCCAATCTAAGGCGCTTAGGTCGTTTCTTTCTAGCGTAGTGTTGTATTTCATTATTCCGAGTTTCGAACGTTCGTTAAAACGGGCCAAAACACGTAACACTATTTTGTCTTCTATTTGTTGTTTCATAGGAAATTATATAAGGTTTCGTAATACTCGCGACATAGTTCGACGCGTTCTTTGATTTGTTCTATTACTTCGTCGTCACGTTCGACCTCAAAGACTTTAACACGGCGGTTGTCGGGGATATGGTCGAAATTGTGGCGCTTTTGTACTTCGTCTATAATATCCAAACTTTCTTCTAAAAGATTAGCGTTCCAGTGCGCGCGTCTTATTTCGTCTTGAACCATGTCTATCGGTGTGTTGACTAGACAGTAAACTAGTAAACTTTTTTGTTTACCCGTGAGCCACATGTAGCCTTGCAGTTGGTAGTAATAGTCTTTAGTCGGTATTTCCGTAGCACAGAACGGAAAAGTCGTAGCGTCCCAAGAACTTTTTACGTCTAGAAGAATGT